CATTGTAATCAAGGCATCTGTAGGCAAAGTTGCTCCTTGAAAGTCTCCAACTGGCGCTACATAAATTCTGGGCAATGAATTGGGACTATACGCAACTTCTCTCCACAATGTATCCCAGAGATAAGGTACGGTCAATTCAACCATGGTAGTTCCTGCCACATCCACAATTTTGCTAGGAAGATCTCCTGTTCCCGTTATATCCACGGGCGCGGAATTGTAAACCACCGCAATCTTGAACCTCCCTTTCACAAACTGATTGGTGCAAAAGTGAAAGAAGTACTTAATTGAACCCCTCCAAAAACGTGCCATTTGTGCAAAGTGATAAAGATAATCTGGTGTGTGAACCACAGGACTTCCTCCAAAGCAAGGAAATGATGGATGAACCGGGAAGTACTCCTCGGCCATGTTTGCAGTAGTAAACTCTCTCTGAAAATGCAACATTGGTTGAGCCATAAGTTTGCTAAATGGAAGTGAAGTAGTTAGAGCACCCAAAAGACTATGGACATTAGCCAACTTGGTATTTTGATCAAAACTCAATGACTGACTTGTATCTACCCCTCTTCCTTGAAAGACATCTCGAAACATGTTGTGGTAAACAGGAATTGGTGAAATGCTTTGAGTAGGCTTATCCAATGCTGCTAAGGTACTAGCAATACTAGAAACCCCCTCCACGACATCTGGTATCAACTCCATTGTGTTAATGAAAGGTTTGATCCAAGTGCCTCCTGAACTGGTGGGAGCATCTTCTCTCCTGTTTGATTCTGATGATGATTGGGCCTCTTCAAAACCAGCTAAAGTAACGTTGGACATACTGATGTAAACGTTCATTTTGATGTAGTCATTGACTGTGGTTGGGTTTGCCAAAGCGACCAAAGGATGAAAATAAATGGTTGAATGGTCATAAGGATTATCAGGCGGATTCTTAAGCCAAGCCTTGTTGCTACGATAAGGAATTGTAAACTTGCAACTGTCACTAGTGCTATAGTTAAGAATAATGGCATTGTTACCTGACGCTGTGAACTTTCCCCTAGTCATACTTGATACTGCAAGTTCAGTACATGGCAACCAAGAAATCATCATAGCACCTTGATGGTATGGCGTTGCAGTCATAGTTACGTGAATGTTGAAGTCAGCTCTCCAATACTTAAACGTTTTCATGGCACACTCTAAAGAAGGAAGATTAAAGAATGTGCCTGGCAAAAAGATATTGTCGGAAACGCTAGCTGCGCTCCAGGTCATTTGAGCAAACAAATATTCTTTCTGCAAAAGTTTGATGGGCGAAATGTCAGGATATGGATTCAACAATCTAGGTACTAGGTCAGTGTTCGATCTAGTAATTATTTTGGTAATCGGATCCAGTTGTTCATGTGTGGATAAAGTTGTCGAAGCTACCACTTCTGGTTGCGTGGTAGCTGCCAAGGTATGTTCCACGTGCTCTTGTTCTACGGATGCGCCATTTGAGCTAATAGCGGTCGTGGAGCTTTTAGACTCTCTCCCAGAGTTTTCGAAATGAAATTCAGATGTCCAGTTTACGTAGGCATTTCTCGGACAGAAGAAATGCTGACGAAATGCTCTTTTTCTTGTGGTAGGACGTGCAAACTGAGCTTGCTTGCAGGCCATCTAACCACGAACGGATCGAAACCCGACTCATTACGCAGAATATCGCGACGCTTTAGGTACGTCTAACCCCCGGTTTTACGAGACGGTGCTCGCGGCGACTTAACCATTTAAAACCTTTCTTCTAACAAGGTGGTATGAAAGAACGCTCTTTCTGCTGGGATCTACTTTACTCCATCTAGCGTTCAACAATGACTGAAGAGTATTATAGAACAACTCTCCATGCAAACTAGCCTCACTCAATGCTACGTGAGTATTTGTTTCCATTTTAATCAATAATTCTGTGCGATCCCTGGCATCTACCCACGATAACATAGCATAAATGCTCTCCTTAGCTAACGGTGCAATGTACCTACCACTAGCTTCTTGAACAAAACTTCTCTTAAGAAAGGAACATTCATTGATTGGTCTCATCCTAACAATTGGGTCATCTTTATCTGAAGAAGTACTAACCCACCCAAACATGGAAAGTCTCAGCTCCAGAAGTTGTTTTAAAAACAGAGCACTTGGACATGTCAAAAGACTATCATCTCCAAAGTATTTTCCTCTTGTCGGAACATTAACTCGTATTGAAATACATTTTTGGCAAACTGAATTAATATCTGAGTTTAATGTAGCAGTGAGCAAACATCCAGAGGGCATGATGTCTACTGCTAAAATCCAGCAATCAAAAACAATAAACGTATGTATTGTGGCCTTAATTAATAACGTTCCAATGAGAACAGGAACTTTATCATAAACCAAAGAAGCTTGATACATAAACCTATAAGCAACTGCTCCCGGAAAACGAATATCCCAATGCATAATATCCGTGTCGATAAGTAACGCATCTTGCTTCGCCCCCAAAAACACAGCAAGATCGTGCCATTCGCTTGAATATGGGTCTATTCCTACTGCATTTTCTGACTCTCCTTTGCTTTCCTTGTGCACAGCGAAGAAAAAGCCAAAATACATTCGCAAAACAATTTGAAAGGCTAGCGATCCTATTAAAAAATACCTAGTCGATCCATCCGCTGCCTTTTTCTTAGTTCTTTTCTCATCTTTAGGGCAAGCTAACCAAAATTGCCTTGGTATTCTACCTGATTTAAGCTTTCGTATTATCCAGGCTATTTCTCTTCTCAACTCTGGATGACCTTCTCCTTCTAATATTTTCTCTTTATCAATATTCATCCAAACCCATCTTCCCCCACATGAAGTTTTAAGATCAATGGGTTGTAAACCATAGTTGGCACATTCATGAACAGCTTGTTTGTATGACAAAACATAGTAGGTTTTTCCATAAGTGGACTTTGGAAAAACTCCTTCCCATGCTTCCGGACAATTAGCTTCTGGAGGAGCCTCCTTAACTACCTTTGCTGCCACTTTTTCACAGTAAATTTTTACTGGATCAATCCCATTAGTTTTGGACAACATTGCTGGAGCAAACAAATCAGGAAAAAGTGCTCCGTCCTCATGCTCTTGAAAAAGAGTAGGTTGTAACTGAGAAACTTTGGGAGTCCTATACGGTTTTTCAAACTTAGCTTCCACCTTCAATCCATGAAACGAACCAGTAGAACCTGTTATGATGGGATTGGCTGAGCTTTGGAAGAAACCAGACTGAGCACTCAACAGGTGTTCTTCTCCGCTCTTAATGACAAATTTTGCAAGAGCTTCCTTAATCATCTCTCCTGTAATCCTACTTAACAATGAAGCATCTGAATTTCCCGCTATGTGAATACCACTAATGAAAGCCGTGGTTCGCGGATTCAAATCTACGTATGCCAAGCCACAATCTCCAGCTTCTCCTCCCGTTTGAGTACGCAAGAAACTTCCTTGCAAAGGTACATCTTCATTGTGGTAATTATCTCTGAGCAAGTAAACATTTTCTGCTTCCATAAATTTGGCCGGCCTAATTACCATTCCCCACCTTGGATCTGAATGTATTCGTGTTAACTCTTGAGGAAATTCAACATCTCCAAAGTATTTGGTAATATCACTGCCAAACTTAGTAGGATGTAGGCCCCAAGCAAGATCTTTGGCCTTATCAATGAATAATTTTCCATCTGCTAACGCTTTACAAATATCCATTTCAAAAGTCAACTTATCCACATAAATTTCCAAAACATCTCCTGGCTTTGACTCTCCAAAATTGTGCGCGTTGGTGACAAATACTCCTCCTTTAATAAACAAAACGTGTCCACTTACTCCTTTCTTTATGACACCCGAAGTGGTGTCTACTACTCTACACGGCAAATTATTACTTGTAAGCTTTGCTAGTTTGGCTTGTTGATTCTCATTAAATGATTGTGCCACCATTTTTGTCTTGCCTTGAATTCTTTGCATTTGCTTTGCCTTTTCTTTTTGTCTCAAAAGTAGGTAATTTGCGTCAGACTGAGCTTCTTCTGCCTTTACCAACTTCTTTGACAATTTTTGTTTCTTATCTTCCGGCGCTCCAATTAAAAAATTAATAAACTTGTAAACAACGAATAAAGCTCCCAGGTACAACACAAAAGCAATTGTTCCTCCTGCAAGAACACCCAAAAAAGTAGTAAACATAGGATGAGTTATTAACGCAGCAAAAGTAGTTGAAGTCGTGTTCACTACTGTATAGGCCATTAATGATAAATTGAGAATTTTGAGACTAACCCAATCATCGAAGGCTTTTTGAGCAAGATCTGCATTTCTTCTAGAATGTGTAGCCAAGGTGTTAATTTGGCTACCTGCATTATAAACAGCCCTACCAAATTCTCCTTCCATTGCAGTACTCCACATTTTGAGTTCTCCTCCAACAATTGATGCATCGGCTGAACTCATAAGTTTGAAACTATCTTCGTGAAAGGTAAACAACAAAGAAACTGCTAGCGCTGAACGTCGCATTGCATTGGCATCCCCCTTTACTCCAAAGGGGTACGTTTTGTCTACATACTTTTGCAAATAATATTTGCTTCTCCTAACTCTGTACTGACAACGCCATTTGGGACAAACAACAAACTCTTCTATTTCATTGAAGGAGAAATTGTCAAAGGAAGCCACCCTGACCATTAGTTCTTGAAATTGAGAAACTTTTCTGATGTATTTATAATGATACCAAGGCGGCAACTCGTTGTCTGTTCTGAATCTAAACCATTTGGACTCAACCCATTGCTCATCGACAACAACGGGTTCCTCATCGCTTTCATCGTCATCAGGAAAATAACACTGAAAAGTCATTGGTCTTTTGGGAACAACATTTTCCAAACTTGCAGGTTCTTTACTTCTTCTATCAGATTCATGATTTAAATACACTTCTAAAGCTTTGAGCATGGAAACGACTGGTGTTTTCTTTTTGGAAAAAAGAACTTCATTAATTTCATCTGGCCAAAAACTTTTCGCCAGATGTAATATTTGGTCCAATACTGCTAACGGAGGCCGCGAATCCTTCTCATTGAAATGGCGAATTAAAAAGGAATTTATCAACGAAACTACTATACATCTAGCTCTGTGTGTTATCAACGGATTTTCAGGGAAAAAGAAAACAACTCCTTTAATCCAAGGAAAAGCATCACAAAAAGGAGGCAATATAGAACCTTTATATCTCAATGCCCAACCATGAAACATCAAAGCTGTTTTCGCTATTTCTGCCTCTGTCAAGTCAGGATACTCAGTGACGTCCCAACTAGGCTTAAAATTTTGCTTCCACCATTCTTCGAAGGTCAAATCACTATCTTCTACAATTCGCTCCACTAACTTTTCTTCTTCAGGAGGCAATCCATGCAATTCTCTGGGAATCAAATCTTCCAATCTCAATGGTTTGCTAGTAATTTTGGATTTCTCGAAAACAGATTCAATATAAGGTAAAAGTTCAGCAAATTTCAAATCCTTAATTTCTGTCCATTTAGTGGCACCATCCCGAATACCATCATTCAGTGAAATAACGTAAGTACTTGTTATTACACTATCACTTTTAGTCAACGGAGTATAATTAGGTCTAGGAACCGCCAAAATTTTCATGGAAACTCTTCTGATCAATGCGTTGGTGGAAATGATGCCAAGATTTTTCCAATCCATATCATTGGAGGTAGTGATTACGAGAGGAGAATCAAAATAAGTAACTCCTTTTGAAGCTAAGGCTGCCATATTCAAAGGCAATGGAGCGGCATTAACCATGGTTATCAAATCCAAACTCTGCATCATTCTACTGTTTGGATCAACAGTTTGATAGATATCATCGGCAGTAACACAAAACTGACTACTGTAACCGTCCCAAAATTCCCTGTCACAATTTCTTGCAAAAATTTGAGATCCATTAAAATCATCTTTCCCTTTACTTTTCTGATAAAGATGTTGAATTATGGGATTTACTAAAGATGTTTTTCCCGCTCCAGCTGGACCAACAATGTGGATCCAACATGGGGCAGGTCGATCATGGGCACTGCACAACCCTGCACAGGCTGCGTCAAAGTCACTATGGTACGCACTTAAAACTCCTCGACAATGCGCGTATAAATTGGACTTACTATCTAATCTAACTAAAACTTTGGACAAATAGAGATAAGACTCAACAAATTTCTTTGTCTGCTCTCTATCTTCGAGAAAACCTTTCAACCTTGCGTTACTCAAATAAAGTGTAACCTCTGAAATTTTGCTACCAACGTCTTTGGTTAACTTTCCTGTTTCTGTGTAAGGATCTCCAAACGCCCAATCATAAAGATAGTCAAAAATAGAGCGAACATATGTCCAAATTGTATGCAAAAATTTATTGATGGACTCCAAATTTCTGCTCCAAGTTCCCAATTCTGCAATTGTCGGAAACCTCCATGTTGAGAATCCCAGGGACTGGGCTACTTCTTCTCCAATTTTCTTTTCCACATATCCTTGGTTCAAATTCAGAAGGACTCCTAAGTATTCTGAACCTAAGGATCGATACGCCAAAACCAAAAGCAATGAAATTGTAACAATTCCCAACAACCATACCGCATGTTCCGGTATATAAGCTGTAACTACTGCTTTCAAATCAGCAAAAGAATTGGTGAAAAATTCTTTGAAGGAAAAAGCAGTACTTTTCCAAAAGCCTGAAGCAAAACTGCTACCGCTTTCTGTTGTAATTCGTTTGTGTAATTCGGTAAAATAATTGTTGAATTTACTCATAAAACCATCTGCTAATCCTTGTGCTTTCTCCTTTGTGCTCTTATAAACGTGCTTGAGCAACTTAAAGATAGGTCTATTTTTAAGATCAGGATGTAATAGCAAACCATTGAACACAAGCTTTCTACATTGATCTATTTTATTACCTAGTTGTGGTCTAGGTATAATGCCTTCTTTTGCCATTCTTTTCATACAGAAATAATCTCGTATTCCTGAACCATAAAGAAAGTTCATAATTTCCAGATAACAAACTGTTTCCGTACCATCTTCATATTTGAACAAAAGAAAATCTTTTGACTGAAGATATCCATGTAAATTGGAAATACTATGGACTAATGTTTCCGCTAAAGGAAATTGTGGCATGCGTGGTTTTATTTTTTCAAATCTTTTTTGCAAATCAAGTAATCTATCGTGTTGTTTATTATCTTGTTGATTACGTTTATCGATTGATTTGCTATCTTCCTTAATATAAGGATGAGGAGTAACAACCTCCTCTTTCTGTGGCTCTTTGGCTTTTTGCTTGTGTTTTTGTTGACGTCTTCTTACCTTTTTCTGCAAAGGTAAACGTATTTCTTTCTTAAAAGTACGTAACACAAGTTCTTCTTTCAAAGGCTCCGCAATATCCTGTTTTTCAATAAAGCCAAAATGATGGCCCATTGAAGTAACTACTGCGCTAGCACATTCGTCCAAATCTGCGCTCATCCAAACATCATCTGATTCTGGCAAAGGTGCGGGTTCCGGAATTGCATTTGTCTTTGGATTCTTTTTAAACAAAGAATCTTTTTCTTGACTAACAAAAGCGGCTTCAGCAGCTCTGAATATAGATGAAGTTTGATTTGATCCGCGTATATGCGGATCATTTCTTAAACTTTGTATAGTTGCATTTGCCAACTTTACAAAATTTGATTCATTCGCTTTGCGAGCTCTTTTTGAGTCCAAGAGCTCTGGTAGCGGTATTTTACTCGCCTCCTCAGTTAAAGGACGCAAAGAGATGAGTAAATTTTCTTCTTTAATTTCAATTAATGACTCAAAGGGCTCACGAGGGCTGTCCTCGATTTTGCCAATGTCATTCAAAAAGGGCTCACGAGGGCTGTCCTCGATTTTGCCAATATCATTGTGCTCAGGAAGGCTAAGAGATGGATTTATTGTCCCGGGACAACCACTCTTCTCTTCCATGTTGCTATTATCACTAAAAAGGTTAACAACGTAATTATTCATTAGTTGTATCTGTTTCGGTAGCCGTAGCTTAAAAAGTTCCTGAAAATTCTTCCAATGCTCCAGGCGGCATTGGTGATCTAAAGGTCGACAGTCTAAAGGTTGCCCCGAAGGTGGCCAATGAACTTTCCAATAGTCAATCAATTAATAAAAACACAAATATAGGAAGCAACAGACAATTCGGCTAAGAGTTGACAAAAAATGGCCACAATTAAATGTGATCAAATCATAATTTGCTACTTGTTAGCTATTTGCTGTTGACATATTTACTTCCCAAAAGTGAAATTAATAATCGGTAAGAGGATAACATGCAGGAGTGAATTGCTTTACGAGAACTTCAAATCTTGGATGTGGTATTAACACACTTTGAAGTCCGGATCCAAACAATGATGTTCAAATTGCTTAGAAAAGGGGCCGGTCATTCATAAATGACGGAAAATCTTGATTTCAGAAACAAGGATACAAAGATGAGCAATTTGGTACGCCCTACCAAAGGGATAAAAGATCGTACTTCGTGAAACTGAGACGTTTCAGCTGAGACGCGATAAAAGATG